AATTCTTCCCTGTGCCTGACCAAAAGGAGAAGGACTCATTTGCTTTCTCCGTTACCATTTTTGCCTTTACTATACGCTGTTGCACCCATAAAAACACTGACTACAGCAGCCTGACTAACGTAGAATGTATTTAAAATTCCAGAAAATGTAGTAACTTTAGATTCAGCAACAAACGGCAAAAATATAGCTGCGGTAAACAAAACCATAGACCCCATTGCAACCCAAGCCATAAGACGTTGTTGATCCTGCATTTTATCAAGATTTTGGTTCATTTCACGTTGGTGCTGAAGTTGTTCAATTTTTGCTGTCATAGCAAGTTCTCCATCCGTGACGATCCCATCACCATCCAAATCCGCTTGTTCCCATGCACTACCTTTTTGAAGTTTCTTTTGAGTCATGCTATCTCCTATTTAACAAGTAACCACATAGGCTGTGTCCTATATAAAGACGAAAAGTATGCGTAAACAAAACATATTATTGTAAGTAACACAAGAAATTTCGGATCGTCCAACATATTACCACGTTCTTGATAAAATATAAAGAAGTAACATACCAAGTCCACAAACGGCAAGAATAACTAAAGCTATACCAACTACTTCCATAATTTCATCCTGTTTTTGTTTTGCTATTTTTGCTTGTTCTTTAGCTTGTTCTTTAGCCTCTTGAATGCGTCTTGCCCGTTCATCAACAATAGATTTCCAAGTTCCTGAACCAAACCTCATGTCAACAGCAACACTTATCTCATACCTTTTCTCGGCAGCGAGTTTAGCATCTATAATTTCTGTAGCAACTGTCTTTAAGCCAAATTGATCGGCAATGCCCATTTTTGATTTTTTAGAACGACCTTTTTGTATTTGATCTTCTGCATCTAAAATATCATTTATAGACTGAGCAAAGGAGCCTATATCTTTAGCTGTGTTAATATTTGTTTTAATAAAATCAACAGATTTATTAAGTAAAGCAAGCCCAGTTAGGACTTCAGCAACGACCAACTACATACTCCTTAAAATATTAAAAGCCTTTAAATTAAGCTTTTTTAGTGGGCCTCCCAACCTTTTTCTTTTTACTACTTGCTTTCTTTACAGTTTTTGGTTTCTCTACTTTTTTTTCTACCCAAGCTTCATTTACATCTGAAGTGCTTAAATCATCTTTAACATAATGACCTTTTTCATCTCTAGCTCGAACCAAAACTGTTTCTTCTTTTTTAACAACTGGTTCAACAACTGGCTGTATTCCCTCTTTTCTTTGTCTTCTAAGTATTTTTTGTTCTTTGACTCTTCTTGAGTATTCTTGATTAACTGATGACATTTATTTAGTTCCTTTTCATGTTATTTAAAGCTGCAATATCTCTTTGTGTTTGAATACGCTCTTCAGCAACACGAGTTTTATCATTTAACGCTTGTTGAGAAATATCAATTCTTTGTTGATTTACAAGAGTATCATTTACCTCTTCTTGTTTATCTTGAGCTAATTTCTTTTCAAACTCTTCACTCTTACGCTGAATATCAGCACCCTTAATTGCAAGTTCTTGTTTTCTTATTGAAACAAGAGGGTCTTCTTGCGGAGGTGGCGTTACAGCTTGTGCGTATTGTTCTATCATTTCTGCAATTAATGTAGAAGCAACATTTTGTATTTGAGCTTGAATTTGCTGCTGCATATTCGGGTCTTGTTGCATCATCTGTTGTTGCTCTGGTGGCAATTGAGACATGACTTGTTCTTGTGCTTTCATTTCAGCAAGCATACCAATATGTTCTTGTATATGTCCTTGTAAAACAGCAGCTACAGCCATACTCGTTTGCACAGTAGGGGTGGATAACACAGCCAAATGCGACTGAATATGAGCTTGATGATCTTGACCCTGAAAAGCTTGTAATGATTGTCCAAGTAAAGCATTTTGATTTTCTTTAGCTGGGTTTGTAGGCTGTGGTTGTTGAGGTGGAGGTAATATAGCATCAATATTAGAAACACCTAAAGCCTCATACATATTTCTATATGCCTGATACAAACCTTGAGGACCACCATGTATTTGTGGATTTGATTGAACCAACTGTAACTCTGTTTGTGCTAAAGTTACACGTTGCGACATAGAAAAAATATTTGGATCACTTACAGGCAATATATCAATACGAGCATCAAAATCCTGTGCTTTAATACTTGGTTCTGCACCTGTGACCGCATACGGATATGGAGATGGATTCATAGCAAATATGTCTGCTAAAAGTTTAAACTCCATTTTTTGAGAATAATGCAGTCTTTTATGGATTGCAGACATAACCTTCGTACCACGCTCCATAATAGCCATTGTAGTTCCTACAGGCGTTTCTCCACCCATTTCACCTATTTTCATGTCTGCCATAGATGCAAAACGTCTACCAGCGTCTACAAGTGTTCCCATAAGCTGATAGAGCGTTCCTGAAGGCTCTTTGAAGGGTAAAGGCATCAATGATGTACGAATATCGCCACCAGCTACGTCTATGTCTCTAAACTCGCCTGGTTGCAATGCGCTGTCCTCATCACGGATTCTAGCCCCACGAGACTTAAAACCAGCAGGTAAATTTGATAATGTTCCAGAATCAATTAACTGTCTTAATATTGATGTAGAGGCTTGTGCCAAACCACCAATCATGTGTGTTAATCCAAGACCATAAAACCCTAAACCAGGCATAAACTTATAATGAACAAAATAAGGCTTCTTACGTTTCATTAAGTCTTGTTCATCATAATTTCTTCTTATGGATAAAACCTCACCATTATCTTCTAATACCGTAACTATGTAAGGAAGCCTCAAGCCAGAAGGCTCTCCATCCTCACCTACATCTTCAAAACCCTCTATATCAAGCTCTGTGTGTATTTCATATATTGTTAATTCTTCAGAACCCTTTGTCGGTTGTGTTCCTTCAATACTGTTGATTGTTTCACTAACCTGATTGTAATTACTACTATCATAACTAGAACTTGGTAATTCTATATCACGGTAAAAACCTGCAAGTTGAAGTTTTAAAACTTCATTTGAATCCATTTTTATTATGTGTGTAATACGAGGACTTGTCAGTAAATCAGTTGCTGTATAAGGAACAACTAAATCTTCAGCATGAATAAACTTACTTACCGCACGTTGTAATAAAGGATCAAAATACACCTTTTTAAAGGTAGAACCAACAATAGGAAGATAAAATAACATTTGATCTAATTCAGGATCATACTCCTCCATTTCATAAGTTATTTGATAATTCATATACTCTTTAACACGCTCCGCCTGTTGAGAAATAGCAGGGTCAGAAGCGCCAAGAACTTGTGTTCTAACAGGACCGCTTGCAGGTAACATTTCACGGTAAGCTTGCGCTTGAAACTGCGTTACAGCTTCACCAAGCAAAGGGTGAATAACACCAGAAGCACCTTCAAAAGGCTGTGACCTTTCCTCATACTTCATTCCAAGAAGTTCTAAACCTTTTTTATATGTGTCTTCCCAATCTTCTCTTGATGACAAATCATCTTCAACATGACCAGTTAAATCAGAAGAAATACGACCTAACTCAGCAGAATCTATAGCTTCTGCAAGATTACCATCAAAGGGAACATCAGAAACAACTTCTTGTGTTTCTTCCACATATTCACCAACAATAGCACTTCCATCATCAAACTCTGTTATGTTCGGTTGTTTTCCAACTTCAATAACATCTATTTCAGCTTGTTCCAATTCTGGAGAAGGAACATTTAAATTTTCTGGTAAACCACCAGCGCCAATGTCACGTTCAATTGCCACATTTTATCCCTTCATTCTAATTCTTTCAGCTTCCATCTGATAATATTCTTTCGCCCTTCGACCTTTTGCTTTATTCATTTTATTTAAAGCCATAAGGTACTCATCGCTTGGTGGTGTTGAAGCAGATGGCGCTCTACTCATTGGAGGAACAGCAGAATTAAGGGTATATTGGGAGGACATATTCCCTAATCCCTGCATCTGCTTCAACCTGTTAAAATCATTCATCTTACACCTACAAACTTAGTTCCTCTTAAAGCAGCACGACCACCACGAGAATGACCAACAGCACCACCACCCTCTAATTTAACAACACCGCCTTTATTTTTACCAAGTTTTTTCATAATTGCTGAAGGAGAAAGACCTTGGTCATAAAGCTCCATTGCTCTGTCAAGCATTCCTTCTCCATATTTGTCA